GGTCGTGGGCGAGAGCGGAAGAACCTGCACTTGCTCTTCGCAGATGTTTGCTGCCGCGGTAATCGCGGTATCATCCACCTCGCTCGACGAAAGACCCATGCCAACTGCCGAGTCGGTCAGGTAATCGCGTAGACAGAGCGCAGCGTTAGCCGAGTAAACGGTCGTCGTAGTCCGTGGGTCGTAAATCTTCTTGCCCTTGATGACCGCTGAGATGTTTGGAATTCCACTTGGGAATTTCTCGGTGTCCCAAGTTAGGCGAACGTAGAGGTAAGCGATGCTGCGAAGTTGATGTGCAGAAGTCCACTTGCCATCAGTAAGACTGGACGTGTCGTTAATCAGGTCTGCATCTGCTACTTGATTTACATCGCCAAGATGCTTGTTCACGCGCGCGACGCCATTGTAGAATCCAGTTGGCGTGTTGCTGACGAGTGGCACGAGGTCGTCATTAAAATAAACTGATTCGATCTCTTGAATTTCATGGCCGGCCAATGCAACCACGATGTGCAAATACTCGTTCTTGGTTCCGGTTGTGGATAAATAAACGACCGTGCCCGAAACTCGGCAGCGACCATAAACAACGTTACGAGCCGAGATCGGAGAACGAACCATCTGCGAGCGTTGCGATAGCGAAGCGTCAGAATAACTCGGAGCCTTTGGAGCAAGGAGCTTCGACGCGGCCATCGATGCCGCAGTAATGGCAACGAAATTCAGCGCAGTCGTGATCGCAGTTGCGATTGCGACGCTGTTGAAAACGTCCATGAGCGCGACCCAAACGAGAGGATTAGCAAAGACTGGCATGGTTAGATTTTCCAGAAGCGCGTTTCTGCGCCATCGTTTAAGTTAGCAAATTGAAGTCCGTCCTTGCCGACGAAGGCTGCGGTTGAACCTAGCACGATTCCCATTGTATTGCCGTTGCCACAATCACGCACCGCAATGTCTCCACGAGCAGCGAATCCTTGGCCGATTGCTTTGAATCCTAGAGGATTGAAGTACGTCTCGATGGTTCCGATCAGCCCTCCGTGATTCTCCAGCACACGCACGCCAGAAATTGCGCTGTCGTAAGTGCCGCGCAAGGTCGCCGCTGGGTCTAGTCCGGTGCAAAGCTGAATCCAATCAGCACCAAACAGACAGCAATCGTTCACGCCCCATGCGAAAGGATCGTTGCGTTTGCGATCAATGTAGGCGGCGAGAGCTTCGGGCCAGTTGGCGCAGCGGGTTGGCATGGTTATTCGTAGCCAGTCGGTTCGTAGTTGCCATCACCGCTATCATTTACTGGAGCTGCAAACTTTGCATTGCCCCAGTAAATCTCCTTTTCTTGGATGGAATTAACAAATTCGAGGCCTTTATCGCCAGAATAGAGGTTCTTTTGCTCCTCATCTGTGTAACGCACTTCGCGCGGACGCCGAAAGTCCACGAGCTTATTTTCGGCAGTCATGCCAATGGTCGCGTTCTGACCGTCGTCGTTAATGCTCATGACGTCCATGCGACCAGAGAAGATCGTAATCGGAGTCGATACGAGCCCACCGCTGGAATCGAGCGCGCCGAACATCACCGAGCACGCCTTTCCTTGATAGTTCTCGGAGAGAGCGACCGCAATCATGGCAGTCGGTACGCCTGAGAGCTGCATCGTTATACCGCGCGCGGCAAGGTCGGTCGTTTCCTCTACTGGCGAAATCGTGCCGAGCGTACCAATTCCAAGGTATCCGGTGCCAGCATAGGTGATAGTGCCGTAACCACTCCAGAGATTCACCGGAGTCTGAAAAGCAAGCGATGCGAGAATGATCGGAGAGAGTTGCGACGCGCTGACCTGCGTCGTCATGTCGTTGCTCAGAGAGCGGCCTGCGGTGGTGATGCTCATTGCGCGACGTCCTCCATCACGTTAAACGACACGCCATAAAACTTGGCGGTGTCGATGCTCCATTGAGTCGAAGGCTCGGCGAGTCGGAACACGCCCTTGGCGTTGTTGTAAGTGATTGCCGTGCCGCCAGCATATGACGAGCGTAGGACTGGAAACACGTCCACTGACGACGACGAGTTGACCTGCACTATCTTGTAAAGCGAGGTCGAGATTTGTATCCAGTCGCCCGCAGCGAATGAGCCAGTTGCACCGCTTATGCCTAGCGTCGTGCCGTTAGCCGTAGCAGAGGACACTGTGAGCGTTCCAGTCACGGAGCCGCGTGGCGTCGGGTTAGCGAAGTCTTGAAAATAGAACGTGCCGCGCTGCGCCATGAGCAGAAACGACACGACCTGCTCTGCCGCGGTGCGCGTCATTGGCGGGCAATCCACGGTGCCGAGCCAGCCTTGGCCGCTCCAGTTGTATTGCTGCACCTGCATCGTGAACGGCGAGACGTTGCGCGAGACTGCGCTGACGCCTGTAATCGAAAGACGCGATGCTTCAAGCGCAGCGGGAGGCGTGAGTGGGTATGAAATAGCCATGAGAATTACGCGAAGGCTGAACGATACGCGCCACCACGGCGCACCATGTCTGGTATCTCGGCTTTTAGTCGGCGACGCTCTTGCTCTAAGATCGGAGCGAGTTCAGATCGAGATACACCACCAGCTATATTGTAAGTAATATTAATGCCACCACTATTCATTCCTGCATTTGAACTTAATGCATTATTTGGAACAATGCTTCCATTTGCATTAGGAACAAATAATTCTGGGCCTCTCTCTCCTACGATATAGCTTTTACCTGATCCAACAGGTCCACCCGCAGCTTTTGCTCCTGATACTGCAATAGGTGCTCCAATTATTGAACCTACTAAAGGATTACCAATTAATAAACCAGAGATTCCTGATGCGATCTGTCTAGTGACGGTTTGATAGAAAATTAGAGATATAATTTCTTTCACCATTGCCTTAACAATATCAATAGCTTTTCCACCTTCCAAAATAGCTTTTTGAAAATTTTGCCCAACTACTTCGCCAATTTGTTTTTCTAACGTGTAACGCTGCTGCAACAATGGTATCAAATCTTTTTCAATATCTTGTTTTTGTTTTCTAAGTTCTGCGTAATCATCTGCACCTTTAGAAGTTTTCCGATCTAATTTAGACATTTGTGCATATAAATCAGCACGTTTTTCCAATAAATCATTTGATCGTTTTGTGACATCAAATTCTATTCCAATGGATGCGTTTAATTCATCTTTAATTTTTAGAGATTCTTTAAGCGTGTTTTTTTCATCATCACGCATTTTTTTGACCTGACTTATAACAAGTCCATTTGCTACTGATAAATCAAGTTCTGATTGTGCTTTTAAAACCAAATCAGTTTCCATTTTTCCTTTCATTTCAATAGCTTTAGCTTGTTCTTTTAAATGATCTAAAATTTGATTATCACCGCCATTAATTAGTTCATTTAAAGCAGCTTGTTCGGTCAATTTTTGAGCAAGAACTCTTAATGCTGGTCCTTGCTTTTCTCGTAATATGTTTTGTGCTTGTTGAGCAGCAGTTACTTTATTTTCAGCATCACTTTGTTCATTAGTTAGTCCTATAACATTTTGAATAAAACCTATTGTTTTTCCTATTGAATATTGAAAATTTTCAGTTCCTTTTTTGACCATGTCATTATAAATAATGACACCATCTAAAGTACTTTTATCAATTAACCCACCTGCTGTTCCTGCTGCTTCAGCATCCTTCATTACTTGATTTAATTTTTGAGCAGCTCCTATTGCCGCTTTAAAACCAAATGCAGTAGCTAAATTTCTAGATACATCATGTGTTGAGCTTTTTATATTTTGCAGCGAATTTTGAACGCTTGCAAATGCTTGTTTTGTTGCATCAACCGCCCTGAGTGTAAATGAAGCGTCAGCTGCCATGATGTTTTCTCAGTTTATTTTGGTGGTTAATATAAGCAAGCCAGCCATTCATTTCTTCAGCTGGCATTGCAAGGACTTCGTAAGCAAATTTGCCGAGACGTTCAGCGATGGCATAGACGGCGAGTAGGTCGGCACCTTTGTCGCCGTCGATTAGTTTTTTAAGTCGTCAATTACAGGAGCGCGATCCGACATAATCTCATTTGATACTCTTGCGAGTACATTGCTATCGGCCTTATTTAAAAGTGTAATTTTATTTTCGACAGTAAACAATTTTGCACCTTGTTCATCAGTTGCTTTCATAATAAGAATATCAACCAATAACTCCATATCGCTATCTCTACTTTTTTTATAAATACGGTTTTTTTCAGCAAGCGTCATAGGCGTTGCAAAAATAACCAATTTCCATTCTGGAACCTCAATACGTTTAGTACCAAGGCTTGTAAAATGTTCACGAATTAAATCAATGGCTTCCATGTGTTTGTTTTGTTTTGTGTTTTACTAGCGTTAAACGGTCAGAGTCGAGAGCGCGCCGTTGCCTTCGAAGGCAATCGATCCTTCGACCAGACCATCGAACGAAGCCGAAACGTCGAACTTCGTGACAATGGCCGAGCCGCTATAATAAACGTCACTCGTTTGATTGCCTTCTGGATAGAGCAGAAGCGTAACAGTAGAACCGATGGTAATGAGTAACTGACCAGCATCAGTTTCATCCCAATGAACATCGCCACTTGCGGACCAAGTTTTCATTGAACCTTGACGCGTGCGATAGACGTCTCCGATAACGCTATCATCAACCGTATCCGATGAGTGCATTAAGGAGTAATTACGGAGTTCGCCGATAGTGGCGGACGAGATTTTGATAAGGCCTTCGCGGCCAAGATGATTTGCCATGTTAGTCGTTAGTTAAATAAATGCAGTTAAAAGTGTGACGAGCAGTGCCCCAGCGGCGTTCCTCGTCGGGTTCGATCACATATTCGACATTCGTCAAATGCGTATCGCGACATATTCCACCAAGTGTAACATCAGCTAATATCGCTGCTTCCACAGCAGCAGAGCCAGTATCGAAAAGATCGTCGATTAAATAAGTTCCACTTTCAGCCGTGAAGTAATCAACAACCAGTTGAAGTTGACGATACTGAGTGCGGTTGTTTGGACCAAGCGTTCGGACCTCGATTTGCTCAGTGACGGCATAGACCGCAGCCGACGGAAAGCTGACACTGGCAATCGTGTTGTTGCGCCCACGAAGGATGTTTGCCGTAGGCACGACCAGAGCGGTCGTAAGAGCAGTTGCGGTAGCGTTGCGGATGTTTGTGCGTGTGCTCATGCTGCGGCAGTTAGTAGTGGCATTGCTCCGTTGACTCTAGTGAATCCCAAGTTTACTGCGCGATTAGCGCGAATTGCTTCTAATTTTTTAATAGTGGTACTTTCGCGTGAGTTAATTGCACCATCAATCATACGTTGATAATTTGGAATCTTAACGTGCGAAGCTGTAGCTTTAATAAATGGTCTTTCTCCAAAGCTAGAACTGACATAACCAAATAAACGTCCAGAACCTCCGCCTTGTGGTTTTAGTTTTTCTGAGAATTTCTTGTATCGTGCATCAGCAACTTTTGCAGAGGAGTTCCAGCCTGATACTGTCCATCCAACGCGACCTTCAATTTCGTTTCTAAATTTTTTGAAATCAGCACCAAATGCTAGAGCAATTGCTTTTCCAGTTATTCTACCACGACCATTTCTTCGCGCTTTGTGTTCCACTCTTAAAGCATCTTCATTCTCAAGCAATTTCATTCCATAGTATCCGGTTAACTTTGGATTACGCAAAAGCGCACGCATTTTTTCAACATTACGATTGCGAACATATTTAGCCATCGAACCATAAAAACCGCCTTTTGTAGCCTTTGCTTTAAGATCATTATAAACTAAAGGTTGCGCCAATCGGCTAAAATCACCGCGCACTGCGTTTGCACCTTGTTCTTTAGTTTTAGGCGGCGTGAATTTCACGATTGTCTGAATCGCATACTTGGCTTCCTCTTTAATCACCAAGCCAAGATCGACCTTTGCGGCCAGAGCAAGGCGCGCTAGTTGGTATTCCAAACGATGAAAGCTAGTCTCAATTT